ACGATTGATGGACGCCGGGTTTGATATGGATCCGTTCGGACAGGGTTTCGCATCGATGTCCCAACCAATCAAACAAATGGAAATATTGATCAAACAAAAGAAATTGAACCATGGCGGTCATGGGATGTTGCGTTGGATGGCATCGAACATTCAAACGAAAACGGATGAGGCGATGAATATCAAATTCGTCAAATCAAAGTCCGGGGACAAAATCGACGGGATGGTTGCGTTGGCAATGGCCGTCGGTGAATGGATGACAAACGACAATGACAACGCGGGCGGTTCCGTATATGAAACAAATGATATTCGATTTTTATGAAACAACAATTTGAAAATGAACGTGCAACGATTGATTCGTTCAATGAATTGTTCAACGATTTGGTCGCGGAACATAATTGCAAAATGATATCCTATGAATTCACCGAACAACAACACGTCGAACAATATGGTCGTCGGCGTTTTTCATCGTACTATTCATTCACCAATTGCCGCAAACACCATGCACACAAACGAAAAAATTGAACACGTCATTGAACGATTGGAAGATTTGTTGATTTCTAAAAACAACACCTATGGCGATTCATTGCAGAACCCCGTGCGGATATTCTCGAAACTGGACCGCATGGATTCTATTTCCGGGCGCATTGACGACAAATTGTCGCGCATTGCGGCGGTTGGAATTACGGATGAAACAAAGGACACGTTGTTCGATTTGATGGGGTACATCGTGCATTTGATCATCGCCTTTGAGGATGAAAATATTTGATTTCGGTCAAAACATTGATTTTTTTGTTCAAATGTGATTTTTTTTGTTCATGGGTATTGTTGGTTTAACATTTTGTTGTATGTTTACATCAACAAACAAACAAACAACAATAAAAACAACGACCATGAAATCACACACCATCAGCGAAATCACCTACCAAATCATTGTAGTTGAAGAAGGAACGACCAGCATCAAAACCTACACGTTTGAAAGATTGTTTTTCAATAAAATCAAAAGTGGCGATGATTGGGAGTTTGTGTACGCCATCAATGAACTTGCCGCCGAACCAGTCATGAAATTGAATGTGAACGAAAGCATGTATTTTCAATCAAATCGCGACAACGAGCAATCAAAGGGAATCATTGTTCGAATCAAATAAACACAAACGGGGCCGTCCATTAGGGCGGCCCTTTTTAAAACACAAACAATCATGAAAACCGAATTGACCGAATTGGCCCGTGCATGGAACATGTACATGAATCCAAAAACCGAAACCGAATTCAACGACGCCGAACGCGTGTTGTTGAAATTTCACAAAAAATACGGAACGATTGATGTCGCAACAATTCGTTCGTTGATCAGTTAGGCGCAAAATGGAGTTTTTGGTTAAACGTCGCCAAACTGGTTGGGGACCCTTTCGGGGGTCCCTTTTTCGTTTATGAACACAACGTTCCGTCCCCGTCGGGATGTGTTTTTATTTTTTTTTCTTCCGCCCCCTTACAGGGGGACGGAAAAAAAAATAAGAAACGACACGCGTCCCGAATGCCATGGGAATAGTTTTCAACATACAAACAATGGTGCGGTTTTTTCATTATTTTTGTGATGCGCGCAAATTATATCCATGGCAAACGAACAACAAACATTGTTTGATCGTGTTCGGGCGGTGTTTAGAGCATCCCCAAACAACCCATCAACGTCGTTGAACAAACCGGCATCGTGGTTGTTCGATGCATTCGGTTCATCCAAAACGGGCGTTCCGGTCAACGAGAATTCCGCCATGCAGTTTTCCGCGGTATGGGCCGCGGTGCGAATCCTATCCGAAACCATTGGTTCAATGCCGTGGCACGTTTACCAGCGTGACGGGGAATCACGTTTCATTGCATCGGCACATCCAATCGGCCAATTGATTCAGCATCCGAACGGGATGATGACGTCGTTGGTGTTCCGTGAAACGTTGATGGCGCATTTGTGTTTGCATGGCAACGCATTCGCCGCGATTGAACGCGACGCATCCGCACGCCCCACCAAATTGGTCCCGATTCATCCGGACCGCGTACAAATCAAGGTCGTCGATGGGGAAAAATTCTACCATGTCGACAAAAAGGTTGTGTACACGGATTTCGAAATGATTCACGTTTGTGGATTGTCATTTGACGGCATCCGTGGAAAATCACCATTGGCCGCGGCAAAAGAAACATTCGGCATTGGTTTGGCCGCAAATCAGTTCGGCGCGGAATTCTTTGGCAACGGCGCAAACGTCGGTGGTATGTTAGTTCACCCCGGACGTTTGACGGATGATGCCTACAAACGTTTGAAACATTCATGGCAAACCGCCAACGCCGGTTTGGGCAATGCACACAAAACCGCGATTTTGGAGGAGGGGATGAAATTTGAAAAAATGACCATCCCGCCCGATCAAGCGCAATTCCTACAAACGCGCAAATTCCAAACGGAGGAGGTCGCGCGGTTTTTCCTCATTCCCCCGCACATGCTGGGCGATTTGTCGGCATCATCGACGCGTGCGAATATTGAGGAACAGGGAATTCAATTTGTCCGCAACACGATTCGTCCATGGGCGGTTCGGATTGAGGAGGAATTCAACAACAAATTGTTCCGGTTGGATGAGAATGATGAATATTACATTCAATTCAATTTGGAGGGATTATTGCGCGGTGATATCAAATCACGATACGACGCGTATTCCGTCGGTCGCCAATGGGGTTGGTTGTCCGTGAACGATATCCGCAAAATGGAATCGTTGAACGACATCGACGGCGGTGACGTTTATTTGCAACCATTGAACATGATTGATGCGTCAATCGACAATCCGGATGCCAATGTCGTGGAATGATTATCCAAAGGCGGCGTCGGACAACGCACAACGGGCGTTGGATTTTAAGGAATCCAATGGTTCGGATTGTGGCACATCAGTCGGCTGGTTTCGCGCACGTCAATTGTCATCACGCGCCGATATTTCGGACGAAATCGTGAAACGCACGTTTTCGTTTTTGTCGCGGGCAAAGGTTTACGACCAAGGGGATTTCGTCGATGGTGACGGAAACCAAATTTGCGGTTCCATCATGTACGCCGCGTGGGGTGGCGACGAAATGCGTGATTGGGCCGAACAAACAATTGAAAAGATGAACGACACGGAGGAACGCCCATATCCGGGCGAACACGCCGCACGTTTGATTGACCCGGAAATGTTTGACGAATTCCGTCGTGAGAATGACGCATTCGGTGAGGGCATACATGCCATTTACGGAATCAAGGATGGCGTGAGCGAATTGCAGGCAATCCGATTTGATGCGGAAAAATATTCGGTCGAGGATGCGCAAATGTGGTTGGACGAAAACGGACACGATCCGATTTTGTTTGAACCGGCATTGGAGGAATCCGCGGTGCGTGAAAAACGCGCCCCCGGTGAAATCGTTTCGTTTGATTACGACGACACATTGACCACCGACCATGGTTTGGAATTATTGAAAAACGAAATTGAATCCGGTTCAATCGTTTATATCATTTCGGCGCGCAACGACGATGCCGAAATTTTGGCGTTTGCCGAATCCAATGGTGTCGATGCGGGCAATGTGTTCGCCGTCGGTAGTAACGCCGCCAAAATCGAAAAAATCAATGAACTGGGCGTTGTTCGTCACTATGACAACAACCGCGACGTGATTGATGAATTGGATGGTGTTGGAATTTTGGTTGAACCCGTTTCCGAACCAATGGTTGAGGAAAACGCGGCACCCGATGAATTGTCCGTCGGCGATTTCGTTCGCTGGAAATCCGGCAACGGGTTCGCATACGGGCGCATCATTGAAACAAACAACGATGGCGAATTGTCATCGGATTCGGGGTTTGTTGTAACGGGTACGGCCGACAACCCCGCCGCATTGATTCGTGTGTATGAATACGACGCGGAGCAGGGAGCGTACACGGAACGTCAACCGATGTTGAACGTGGTTCACCTGTTTGCAACGTTGGAAAAATTCGACGCAGAGGTTCGAAACAACGTGCCGGTCATGGAACGACGTTCGGCGGAATTTCGCGCCGAATATGACGGCGAAATCGTCCGTGGATATGCCGCCGTGTTCGATTCATATTCCGAGGATTTGGGCGGGTTTATTGAAATAATCAAACCGGGTGCATTTGACGATGTGTTGAACGACGACGTTCGCGCATTTTACAATCATTCCGATTCGTTTTTGTTGGGCCGCGTTTCATCGGGAACGTTACGCGTTTGGGCCGACGCAACGGGTTTGGGTTATGAGGTCAAAATGCCAAATACAACATACGCAAATGATTTGATTGAATTGATGCGCCGTGGCGATGTCAATCAATCGTCATTCGCATTTTTAGTCGGACGTGATCGTTGGGAAAAGCGCAACGGGAAGAACGTTCGAATTATTGAAAAGGTTTCACGATTGATTGATGTGTCGCCGGTAGTCCTGCCCGCCTATCCCGCCGCATCGTCCGGGCTTGCCCAGCGTGAACAACACGATGGTGAGGTTGAACGGCCAAACCTTCGTGATTTTATTTTGAGAATAACTAAACTTGAAAACTGAATCATGAATTCAATCCAATTGCGCGAAAAGCGCGCCGCATTGGTTAACGAATTGAACCAAATCGTTGCCAGCGCACAAGCCGAAGGCCGTTCAATGAACGCCGAAGAAAATCAAAAATTCGACAACATCGAAACCGATGTTCGTGGTATCAAATCCGAAATCGAGCGCATCGAGCGTGCCGAGGAATTGAAGCGCGAATTTGCCGCCAAAAAAGAGGAGCGCGCAGAGGTTGCCGAGCGTCAAGCCGTTACCAAGGGTGAGGCATTCAGCAAGTACCTTCGCCGTGGTATGGCCGGTTTGAACGCGGAGGAGCGTCAAGCAATGATGGAGGTTCGCGGAACCGATCCCCAATTGACTACCCCCGACGCCGATGGCGGTTTCCTTATCCCCGAAGATTTCAGCAACGCTTTGGCGGTTGCAACGAAATTCACCGGTGAGGTTGAGCGTCTTGCACAGGTGTTGAACACCACAAGCGGCGCAACATTGCCTTATCCAAAGGTCAATGATACATCAGTCGTTGCGGCTATCCTTTCCGAGGGTTCCGCCGAAACTGTTTCCGACATGACCTTCGCCGCTTTGAACTTGGGTGCCTACACCTATTCTTCAAAGGTTGTCAAGGTTTCGTACCAATTGATGCAGGATAGCGCGTTCAATCTCGATTCATTCTTGGTTGACACATTGGGCCAGCGTATCGCACGCGGAACCAACGCACATTTCACCACCGGTACCGGCTCAAGCCAACCAACGGGTGTTGTCACCGCCGCATCCAGCGCATTGACCGCCGCGAGCGCATCCGCAATCACGGCCGCCGAAATCCTCGAATTGATCCATAGCGTTGACAAGTCGTACCGCAATAGCCCCAAATTTGCTTTGATGGCTAACGACAACACGATGTCCGCCATCCGCAAACTGGGTGTTGGTTCATCTAACGATTTCCCCGTGTTCATTCCTTCAATGGCCGCCGGCGAACCCGACCGCGTGTTTGGTGTTCCCGCATACGTGAACAATGACATGGCCGACATCGCCACAACCGCGAAACCAATCGTTGTTGGTGACTTCGACAAATACGTCGTTCGCAATGCAGGTGGTGTTCAAATGTTGCGTTTGAATGAGCGTTACGCCGATTCACTTTTGCTCGGATTTATCGCCTATTCAAGAAAGGACGCCGGATCAATCGATGATTCCGCATTCCGTTACATCACCATGGCCTAATCCATAGATGATGGAGGTTGAATTCATTCAACAAATCGTTGGCAAAGGGTTCGCGTTCTCCGTTGGGGAACGCGTAACCCTCGCCAATGATGTTGCAGAGGATTATATCGCGGCGGGGTACGCGGTACCGGTTGCAAAACCGGCCGTGAAACGTGCCGAGCGTGCCACTAAAAACAAGGGCGAAAAGCGATGAGCATTTCAATCATCACCCCGGCGGTTTCGGAACCATTGTCATTGACGGACGTGAAAGAATTTTTGCGTGTCGATCATTCCGATGACGATACAACGTTGGCCATCATGATTTCCGCGGCCCGTGAATTGTGCGAACAATACACGCGCCAAATTTTGATGACGACGACAATCGAGGAATTCTATGATATGTTTCCGGATTACACGCCCGCGGATAAGGACATCATATATTTGTCCCGCGGTCCCGTGCAATCGGTTTCGTCGGTCAAATACATCGACGATGCGGGTGATGAAATCACAATCAATTCGTCCAAATATCGGACGGATTTGATTTCACAACCATCACGAATCATTTCGGAGGATGGTTGGTTCAGTACAAAGGACACGACGAACGCGGTCATTGTCGAATATGTTGTCGGCTATTCATCCGCATCGGATGTTCCGGCACCATTGCGGCAGGGCATATTGTTGGTCATTGCCGACATGTACGAAAACCGAATCGATTCGGTCAAGCGTTTGCCGACGGCATCGGAGTATTTGTGGAACCCGTTTCGCGTGTTTACGTTCTAATGAATCCGGGGGACCTTGATCAGCGCATCACGATTCAAACGTTTTCGGCGGCGGAAATAAACGCGACCGAATTCGTTGATGAATACGCAACGCGCGTCACAAACGATTTCGGCGAAACGGAAACGACGACGTGCGTCGTCACCGATGTTCAAACATTGGGCGGTGTGTCCGATGATTTTTTCGGCCAAAACAATGTTGATTTTTCAACGTTGTCAAATGTTTGGGCGAAGGTCGAGGAAAGGTCGGGCAATGAGGCCGAACGCGGAAACCAAATCGTCGGAACAAAACGCGTCGATTTCATCATTCGTTACAAATCCAATTTGAACGAACAAATGCGGATTGTGTATCGTGGTAACACGTACAAAATCCAATCAATCATCAACGAGGATGCCCGGAAGGCATTCATGCGAATCACCACCGAAATCACCGATTGATATGGCACGGAATTACACGGCAAGGGGTGGTGATGCGGCGGGGATTGGTATCGATTCCGCCGAACTACAACGCGAATTTCAAAAGGTTGTCGCCGAACTGGAAAAATTCGGCAACAAATTAGACGCGAATGAATTGGGCAAAATTCAACGTCGCGCATTGTTTGTGACGCGTGATGCCATGAAATCCAACATCACGGATTTCAAGGATGGCGAATTCAAGGTGTACCGCAATGGTGGGGTGTATGCCGAAATCACGGCGGGACAATTGCAAAATTCAATCGGCATTCGTAAATCACGAACACGCAATCCAAAATTGACGACCGCATATTGGGTTGGTCCGATTGTGAAGGGGGCATTCAAGGATCCCGAAAAGGGCGGTTGGTTCGCGCATTTCCTAAATTACGGGGGAATGGTTGGAGGCAACAAACGTTCCGGTTCCGGTATGCCATATTCCGGCAAAAACAAAGGGTTCGCCGATAAGGCAAAGGCCAATACCATCACGCAGGTCGTCGGATATTTCACAATGAACGTGAAATCATACATCGAAAAAACCTTCAATCGTTCATTGTCATGATTGGCAAGGTCATCAAATACAAATTTGACACCGACACGAATTTGAATTCGTTGTTCGGTGGAAGGGTGTTCCCCGTTGTCGGGGCGCAGGGGCAGGCGTCGCCGTTTGCCATATATGAGGTTGTGAACGTCACAACATCAATGTCAAAGGATAGCGATTCACACGTCGACGAGGCATTGGTACGAATCACGATTGTTTCGTCCAAATATGCCGATGTTCAAAACGGAATTGAATACATCCGAACCGCGTTCGTCCGCATGAATGAAACCATCCGCGGGGTGGTTGTTCAATCGTGCAAATATGACGGCGAACGCGATTTGTTTTCCGAGGACGAACGTACCTTTGGGTCGCAAATCGATTTGGCGTTTCGAGTAATTAAATCATAAAAAATGAAAGAGGTCAAACTGGTAAAGGATTGGGAAATCATGAACAACCGCGTTGTTCGGGCAGGATCACGCGTAATGGTTCCCGAACACATTGCCAAACAATTGAAGGAACAGGGGTTTCTTCAAATCAAATCCGAATCTAAAAATCAACAATAATCATGGCCGCATCAACAAGCATCATGAACGCAACGGATGTGCTGATTCAATTCAGCACGGACGGCGTGACATATTCCGAGGTCGGACGTTGTACGAGTGCATCGCTTTCCGTTTCAATGGAAACGCGGGACACATCGAACAAGGACTCCGCCGGTTGGAGGGAATTGTTGGAAGGACAAAAATCATGGTCCCTTTCGGGCGATGGTTTGGTGACTTACAACATCGCAAGTGCCGACGGATATTCCGATTTGTGGGGATATCTTACCGGACGCACCAAATTGTACGTGAAATTCGGTTCCACCACTACCGATGAAAAATATTATTCCGGACAGGGATTTTTGACATCATTGGACCAAGAGGC